TTTAGTATATTACGTAAAGGTATATGTAGGTTACATTCTGCTTTTGGCGGTGGTAATGTTAAAGTGGCAAATTAATGACTATATTTACACGAGTTACTACTAGGGACATTAAGTGGTTAGATAAAGTTGAGGATATTTATGACGAAGACTATCTTAGGGTGTATACATTATTTGGTTTTATTAAAATAGTGCACAAATTTACTCTTCATAATGACATGAATGATGCTAAAGATCTTAAGGTAAAGGGGTTTAAAAATTTATAAATTATGAGTGAAAGAATTATATATGAATACCTAGTGACTAAGGATTGGTTTGGTTCACTAGAGAAAGGTTGTAGACTATATTATAACCATAATAAAGGTGGTTACATGTATCATACTGAATATTCTTCTATCAATAAAGGTGATAAGTATACTTCTTATGGGGAGAATTCAATGGACTATATTATTAATTTAGATGTTGCTGATAAATATTTGGAGCAGGGTGAATTGATTGCTGGTCCTGTATTGGGTGGTTTAATTCCTAATACTAAATAATATGGCAGATACAATGGATTTTAAGTATGGTGATTTAGTTACTGAATGTGGTCAATGTGGCCATATAGATACTATAGACACTTACATTACATCTGGTATAGACATCATGTTATTTAATAAGCATGACAGTTTTTTTAGGGTTAAGTGTACTAATTGTGGTGCAGAGATAACAGTACGTTTAGTACCTAGTGCTAATGCAGACGAAGATATAATTACACCAGTAACAGTAAATAATGATGAAGAACTTCCGCAAGAAAGTCCCTCAGAGGAAACTATATAGTGAATATGTTAAAATGATGAATGGGTACTTTGGTCTCTCTACTAGGGAGGCTGAAATCTATTCGTTTATTGTTAAATTAGATACAGAATGGCGACCAATATCAGATAATGATTTTAAAGATATTTTATCTACTAGTAATCGTCGTTTAATTATGCGTGAATGCAATATTAATAAGACTAATTTAAGTAGGTTTATTTCTAAGTTATTATCTGATGGTTTGGTAGTTCGTAATACAACTGGTGGTTATGAATTACCAAATGGTTTAGCTTTAGATATATCAGAAAAAATAATAGAGACAGTATTTACTTTTGAAGTGATTGATGATGACAGAGCAGGACAGAATAATTAAACATATATCCTTATCTAAATTTAAAGACCCAAGAATAGTAAAAGAAGTAGTATATCATCCATTATATTTTGCCAAGAAAGTTATGACAGATCCTGATGACTATAGGCCTATCAGGATTCGCTATTTCGGGGTATTTATATTAAAAGCCATACACAATAAAACTAACTTTAAATTAGTTAGTTACATTGTTCAAGCTTTAAGGGATCATCCAAATTTATACAAAATATTTGTGGATCCTGTATTTAAAACTACTAATGCTGCTATACATTATGTACTAGATTTATTTTATCATAATCAGGACATAGACTCTATAAAAGCGATTCATTCTTCTATTACTAAAGCTATAAGTGAGGAATAATTATTTTTATATTATTGTCATATTAAGTAACAAAATATTTGTTTTATACATATAATATATATGGTGTCAAACATACTAACGTAACTGTAACTGTAATTTAATGCGTATATTTGATATTGTTTCCGGTGAGGTAGTAGTCGATCCGAGTAGGTTGATAATTCCTGAGTTTAAAACACTATGGCAACGTGATAAATCTAAAGATAAACAAAAAGTAACTAAAGAGTTAGCTTATATTGTTTTTTCTTTTGACTTATCTGCAGACAATCCATATCGTGGTTATTCAGAGTATGAACGAGACATTGTTTTAAAAAAAGATTTATTTAACGATGCTAACTGGGTTCCAGATGAAAAATTAGTAGCTGCTATAGATAAGTTTAAGAAACTTATGGAGACTACTAATACTCGTGTATTATTAGGTGCTAAAAAAGCAGCAGAAGAATTAGCTAAATGGTTTGAACAAGTAGATTTTAGTAAACTAGACTCTTATGGCAAACCTATTTTTTCTGCTACTGAACTTGCTAGGAATTTGAAAGAAGTAGGTAGTATAGTTAAGTCTTTATCGCAGCTTGAAGAAATGGTTAGGCGTGAACAAGTAGATAAGACTCAAACTCGTGGTGGTACAGACATAGGTATGTATGAAATACCTTCGTTAACTGGTGATTATGGCTTATAATATTAAAATAAAGCATGAAGAAAATGCCGATAAGTTTAGGCAGCCAGCCATCAGTTTTCATAAAAATGGTTATTATACTGCTATCCCTATAGGTACTACTGAGTATCGTAAATTTTGGGATGAGGAATATAGACGTTGCTTGTTTGGTTATACATCTGAAGATGGTGACTATATAAGCGGCTATTTTTATTTTTACTTAAACTATTGTCCTATTATTATTACAGTTAAGGAAAAATTAAAAATGTCTAATGGACAATATCGTGAATCGGTTAGGCGAGTAAGGGATTTTCCTAGATTTTATGATTATGACCGAACATATTTTGATACAATAGATGAAGCTGAAAGAGCAGGTAAACATTTGGTTGTTATAAAGAAACGTGGTGCTGGATATTCATTTAAAGCAGCTTCAATGCTTTGTCGTAATTTCTTTTTGATTCCAGACTCTAAATCATATGCTATTGCTTCAGAGAATGAATTTCTTATTAAAGATGGTCTATTAACTAAGGCTTGGGATTTAATGGATTGGATTAATGAACATACACCATGGTCTAAGAAGTGTCAGAAGATAGATCAAAAAATGCATAAACGTGCTTCTATTGTTATAAATAAAGATGGTGTACAAACAGAAGTTGGGTATAAATCAGAAATTATTGGTATAAGTCTTAAGAACGATCCACAAAAAGCTAGAGGTAAAAGAGGTAAACTTATAGTATGGGAAGAAGCTGGTAAATTTCCTAACTTAAAGGCAGCTTGGCAGATAGCTAGACCTTCTGTAGAAGATTCAGGTATAGCATTTGGATTAATGATAGCATACGGTACAGGTGGTTCTGATGATGCTGATTATACTGGTCTTAAAGATTTATATTATGAACCAAAGGCTTATAATGCTTTACAAATAAATAATATTTGGGACGAAGAAAACTACGGTGGTGAGTGTGGTTTTTTTGTACCTGAGTATTTTAATATGACTGACGTATATAATGGGGAAGATTCAGAGTATATAGGTCAGTCTTTTATGGATGAAAATGGTAATTCAGATATATTCTTATCAAGAAAATTTGCTGTTGAAGAACGTAAAAAGATAGCAGATAATGCTAGCGATAGGACAGCAATAGATAGATATATATGTGAACATCCATTTACTCCAGCAGAAGCAACCTTAAATATAAAAGGTAATATATTTCCTAAAGCAGATTTGATACGTCATTTGGCTAATATACGTAACTCTAAAAAACTTAAAGATTTCAAACAAGTAGGAGAATTACTATATGATTCTAATAACATACTTAAGTGGGAAATAAAAGATTCTAAAAAAGCTTTAAACAAATATAGATTGGAAGTAGGAGAAAATAAACATGGAGCTATTACAGTCTGGGAACATCCTATAGATAATCCTCCTTATGGTTTATACATAGCTGGTATTGACCCATATGATTTTGATCAATCTACTACTAATTCTTTGGGTTCTATTATAATATATAAAAGATTTCAAAATTTTGAATCTTATTATGATCTTCCTGTTGCTGAATATACAGGTAGGCCAGATACAGCAGAAGAATTTTATGAAATATGCAGACGTTTAATAAAATATTATAATGCTAAAGCTTTATATGAAAATGAGAAAAAGGGATTATATGTTTATTTTACTCAAAAGCATGAAGAATATTTATTAGCAGATCAACCAGACATTATAAATGATGTCATACAAAATACTAAAGTATCTCGTAAAAAAGGGATACATATGAATAAAGAAATTAAATTATGGGGTGAACGATTGATTAGGGATTGGCTTAATGAAGAGTATGCTCCAGGAGCAAAAAACTTAACTAAAATTTTTTCAGAACCTTTATTGGAAGAATTGATAGCATATAACGAGGATGGTAACTTTGATAGGGTAATGGCATATATGATGATAATGATTTATAAGGAAGAGTTATATCATGTGCATGTAAAGGGTAAAAAGGAGTATGACAAATCAAGATGGTTATTTTCTGAACCGTTATTTAGGCAGTTGAACAAGATAGGTTGGTTATAAATAATTAAAAATGAAATACGAAAGCAACGTTTTTCCAGTACAGAAAGTTCCTTTGAGAGAGAAAACAGAGGAATGGAAAAAGCAATGTGTAGATGCTGTTATTGCTAAAAATCCTACTGGGCCTGTTATAGATGGATATGATCGCAAAAGTAGAATGAAAATATCATATGATTTATATAATAGTAATTTTGATGAGAATGATTTTAAGCATGTAACTGATCCATACAATATTGGAGATAGTTTCCCATCAAAAATGTAGAATTATAATATTATTAGGCCTAAAATAGATCTACTGCTAGGAGAAGAAAGTAAGCGCCCTTTCACTTTCAAAGTTATACAAACTAATGATGAAGCAGTGAGTGGAATGCAAAATGAGTATAAACAAATGATACTTAAGTATTTAATAGATACTATAAATACTGATGTTCAAGATGATAATTATTTAGCAGATATTCAAAGATATATGAAATTTAATTATAAGAATATAGCTGAAGATACTGCTTTTAATGCACTAAATTATTTGAAGGAAAAATTAAATATTACTAATGAATTTCTTAAAGGTTGGAAAGATGCATTAATTGCTGGTGAAGAACTATATTATGTAGGTATATTAAATGGTGAACCAGTATTTGAAAGAGTTAATCCTTTGTATTGCGATTATGATAGATCCCAGGAAGTAGAATTTATAGATCAGTCTACTTGGTTTAAGAGATTAATGTATATGACTCCTTCTAGTATATATGATAGATGGTATAATAAATTAGAAGAGAAAGATTTGGATAATCTTCTCAAAATGGTCAGAGGAGATACCACCAGTGCTAAAGCACCTACAGGAGGAATTGTTTGGACAAGTAATTTTAATGCTAATTTACTTAATGCTGAAGAGGTAGAAGATGCATTAGAGGTATATCATGTAGTGTGGACATCTTATAAAAAAATAGGATTTCTTACTATTACTACTGAAAACGGTGGAGAAGAAGTAGTAATGATTGATGAAAATTATGAAAAATCCCCTGAAGATAAAATTGAATGGGAATGGGTTACTGAACAGTGGGAAGGTTATAGAGCTGGTGAAGATATATATTTTGGTATTCAACCTGTAGAATTTCAGCATCAATCAGTAGAAGCATTATATGATAATAAGATACCATATACTGGTGCAGTATATAGTAATACTAATTCAAGAGGTAAATCATTACTTGAGATAATGAAACCACTTCAGTATATGTATTTGGTATTATGGTATAGACTTGATATAGCTTTGGCTAGGGATAAGGGCAAGGCTTTAGTTATGGATATTACTCAGATACCTAAATCAATGGGTGTTACTACAGAGAAATTTTTACATTACTTATCTGCATTAGGAGTTGTATTTTTTAATCCATACGAAGAAGGTTGGGATATACCAGGTCGTGAAGGAGGTAAACCATCTTCTTTTAATCAATTTAGTTCTGTTGATTTGAGTATGTCAAATGTTATAAGTGGGTATATTCAGC